ATATCTTGTAATGGTTATTTCTCTTGGTTCTTCAAGTTCAAGTTTATCTCCAAACTTTTCTGCTAATATCACATCAACAAAATTAATACCTGCTATTGTTGTGAATATTGAACCACCGCCAAATCTTGGATTGATTTCAGTTAATTTAGGAACTCCGTCTTTGTCCTCTTTCATTTGAACACACAAAGGCCCACGATAACTTTGGTCTTGAAAAAACATTTCCAAGAACATAATGATATCTCTGTTCAATTCAATCTTACCACAAGTGGAATTACCACCCTTGACATTTACTCTTTTTCTTGGAACGATTACTTTTGTTTTATCTGTTAGTAAAACATCAATAGTCCACTCTTGACCTGGCAAATACTCTTGGTATATTGTCATTGGTCTTTTTTCAACTGCAGCTATGTGTCCTGCATTTTCAAGTAATTCAAATCCACGACTACCACGACCTGTGATTGGTTTTTGAATCATTGGAAGTTCTAAATCTTCCCAACTTAATTCTGTTTGTGGCATTTGAGAACCAAAGAAAGTTTTATAGTGTTTGTAGAAACCATATTTGTCTTGACACAATTTTATTAGTTTCTCATCACACATATATGCATTTTCATATTTTGACAAGTGAGATAAATCCTCTTCGCCTGTTGGTAGGATTAAGTCTGGTTTTTCTTTTTTGATTATTTGGTCATACTGACTTAAACACTCAGGCACTTTACTAACC